AGACCATACATCTGTCTTGCTGATTCAAGGTCCATGATCCCACCTTCATAAGGCATGCTACCCTCTGCTAAATCTTCTCTAACACCTATTGGTCCACCTTCAGCTCTAAATCTTAATTTTAAATTTTGATTTTCAAATGGATTACCACCAACACTTGCATAGTAATCGTCTTCCTTAACAGGTGTTTGAGCAAATGTTGTATCTACAGGTAATATCATATTATTATTATCATTATCTTGAGCAATTGGATTACCATATGCATCTATTAAGCCAGCTCGTCTTTGAGACATATAGTCTTTAAAACCAGTTCCTTTAAATCTTCCTGCTGGTATAACTTTTTGATTAAAAAAATCTAAATTGTTTATAGGACCAAACATACGTGCAACTCTACGAACTGTTCCAATACCAGGTATAAAATCTAAAACATTAAATTTTGGTTCTTCTTTAACATCTGGAGCCTTTTCCAAATTTTGTCTTCTAATTTCATTAATCATCCCTATACTTGGGGCATCTGTTTTAGGACCATCTCCTTGTGGAGTGCCACTTGGAGGAGAAGCTCTTCCCTCCATGTTACCTCTAGCTGAAGCTGCTCTAGCTGCATCATCACCACGATACCCTTGTCTAGTACCACCAAATCCTGGTTTGACCAACATACCACCGTCTTGTAACATCTGTTTTGCTTGTTGTGCTCTAGTTATTGCCATCGTACCATCTTATTTTGTTTTACCAAATAAATCAAGACTAGGCATGATTACTGTCACATCTCTTCTGATGTCTTCAGGATCTATATTTTTAGCCTTCCACTCAGAGTCATTTTTATACTCTTCGCCCGTCTTTTTATTTGTTATTTTTTCTATTATCTTTTTCGGTTTTAATTCTTGCATTATGTTACCTCTCTTGGCTGTATTTCTAATATAGAGGCTACGACATGCAGCTCATTCGCGTCGCTAGCCTGTACTTTTAAAACCTCACTCTCTTCAACCACAAGAGGGTGAGTTAATAATTCTGTTGTTGTGTTTGTTGCTACGGTCTTTGATTTAAAAAGAGTAAAGACATTAGAAGAGGCATCTACCAAAGTAACATCTATATTACAACCAGATCCTGAATCGTTAGCCACCAACAAAGATTTGACCACAGATGTCTTTGCTGTGGGCACAGTATATAAACTTGTTAGATCAGTTGTAGTCAAATCTACTTTTTTATTTATAAAATTATTAGCCATTAATTAATAAAGAAGTTAAACGCTTCTAGTTCCTCTTTTAATTCTTGTTGAAATGTTGTATTTAGTTTTTCTATTACACCATCTAAATCTCTTGTTTGAGCTTCAGCTACGGTATAATCATACTCTTGTGCAGGTCTTGTTAATACTTGTACTATCTTTGCCATTATCTACGTCCGTCCGGTTGTACATCTAATCTAAATGTGCCAAGTCTCCAACTTTGACTGACTCCTGTGTTCGCTATTTTTAACGCAACGGATCTTGCCCTTGCACGTGTATCTATTTTTTTAGTGCTACTTGTTATGGTAAAAGGTCCTAATGCAGAACTAGCTTTTGTTTCATTTGGAAAATCTCTTAGTTCCAATGTTATTTGTGTATCACCTGTTTGAGATATAAAATCAGGTATGAATCTTCTTATCTTCATTAAAAATTCACCATCTCCTCTAAACGTTGCAACACCTGTTGCTTGTCCAGTCGCAGCTCTTTGTTGTGTTATATCAAAATCTCCTGACGTAATATTTGCAGTGATAGCGGTTATGGTACCGTTTCTATTTTGATCTGTTCCTGTTTCATGTTCATAGTAACTTGTTCTACCCTCAGTGTTGCCCACAACATCATGAGATGAATCATTACCTGCATCATATTCCAAAGCACGTGGTTTACTAAATACTGCTGAGTCTTGCCACATGGTTCTAGATAAACTACCGACAGTCCATACAGGTCTTTGTGGTGATGAATCAAAATAATTATATGTAACCATTCTATTAACAACAGTAGATGTAGACTCCGGATAAAACCAAGTTACTTCTCCAAATAGATTATTTAATCCAGCAGATACCATCTGGTTACCAGACTCTAGATTTATGTCATCAAAAACAAAATCTTCTACTAAACACGGTAGTGATTCCAATTTACCAGCGTATCTAAAGAAACCATTCTCTGACATCCAATAAGCAGCACCGTCAACTTCTACACACGCGTTCTGTCCTGCCAATCCACAGTTAGTTCCAACCTGTGAGAAAGCAAACGTAAAAGGTGATCCTACAAAACGTTGCAAGAACAATGCTGTATCGGTCCAAACATATAATGCATCACGACCTCTGATTGCCCCTCTGATCTGTGATCCGTCGGCCAGTCTTTGTGTACCAGCTGTATTGGTTGCTGTAGGTGTGTATGTGTTTATATCCTCCTGATCAGAGAATCTAACAAACATATCATCTTGAGTTGTTTTATTTCCAATAGTCGTTTCTGTTCCAAAAAATACTAAGTGACGATCCGGTGTAGATACAACCATGTGTCTAGATGCAGTTGGTGCTCCTGATATAATATTACATCTTGTTTCTGTTGCATTTGACAAAGAGGAATCCCACTCAAACACTTCGCCATCATGAATTAAACAGATTGCTTTGTCACCAAAATTATCTATTGACCACATACCTGGTTCAAGAACTAAGTCACCAGAAGCTGCCTCACCCCAGGCAACATAGTCAGTGCTATTTTTAACCGTGGCTCCATTACTGTGTCCCGATCTAGTTGAGTTTCTAACAGCCCTTGTAATACCTGTAAGTGTGGTTCCACCACTGACACCAGTATAAGATATCTCTTCATTACCCACTTGAATAAAATTAGTTCCAGAGCTTGGAAACTGTGTAGCATCTGCTAAAACAATCGATGTTCCAGATCCACCTGTACCTGCGGCGTCATCTAATAATGCTCCATTTAAAGTTGTCGTAACCGGATTAGATGCTTCTCCACCCCAAGATCCTAGACCCCAGCCAAACCCTTTTTCTTGAACAGCAGATCCAACAGGAAAATAATGTCTAACTCTAATACCACCAGATGTAGTTGCACCGGATCCTGTTTCACTTGATGGCATTGTGATTGTTATTGTTTCTGTTGTGGGAACTGTTGTTACCATAAATTTTTTATCATCAAAATCAGATGCACTAAAATTAGAATTAGTTATTGCAGTAAAATTATCTAGTAGAATAATATCCTGTGGATTAATACCATGAGCTGTTGGAAAAGTAATAGTTACTGTTGGTTGTCCATTAGTAGTGCTAAATGCACTTGTAAGCGTTGTTGTGGTTTTAATAGGATGAATGTCATAAAACACACCTCCAGAGAAAGCGTATAATATTCTGTTTGTTCCAATAATCGCGTATCTTCTACCCAAACTATTAACAAAATGATGAAGACCACGTCCAGCTCCTGTGAGCTCATTTTCATTTATGGTCCCTAATTGGTTCCACCCACCTATTTTTTCAGGTATACCATATCTAAAACGCACATTATCACAGTCGACCCATTGTGATTCCGCTGTAGTCTCTGATATTTGTTTATTTATGCCTGGCTGGAAACCTATTTTCTGTAACATAATACTCCAATATTATAAAATTAACGACTAAAATATACTATATTTTATTATTTTACACCATATTTTTAAAATATGTCATACCAGATAGCTAAGGTATATCTTTTTCCTTGAGTGACAGGATTAACTTTGTGCCACACGACGTCTTTAAAACTAACAATGCTGCCTTTTTTTGGCTTGTGTGTTACTCTGGTAGATTCCATGGCCTTTGAATAATCTGAGGCTGTAAGTAATTCACCACCTTCAAAATCATCATTTAAAAAAATTATGGATGTGCCCTTATAATATGGATAATCTCTATGCCAATCCATACCTTGACCTACATTCCATTCCACGACCTCCATATTTTTTATGTAAAAACCTGGAAAAGATTCACGAGAATTTTCATGAATGAAAGGGATAAATTGTTTAATTGTGTCCTCCTTCGTTATTAAATCATAAAGTCTTAATACTTTTTTATTATTAAATACCTGTTTAGCTTCATCATTATTATGGTACAGGTCTATAAACCATTGGCACATTTTATCATGAAAAAAGTTTTCTTTATTCATTATTTAGGACTTAAAAAGAAGTTAGTTATAGTAAATCTACCAAGACCTGTATTTCTGTTTTCTGGACTAATAGATACCGGAGTCACAGAGTGTATGTAATAACTTGGAAAAAATATCATTCGATTATGTTTACATTTTATAGTCTGGTTTGGTTGTGTTAATACAAAATCTCCTCCAGTAAATTGTTTTGGTTGTTTGTAAAACCAAATAAGGCTTGTAAACTGAGCTGTATCGTGATGTGGTTTATATTCTTGATTATGATCATAATAACTAATCATGTTTTGAATTTTAGTAGCATCTAAGAATTGAACACCTTGTGGCATGCAATCTTTTACAAAACTGCTAAATTTAGGGTTAAGATATTTTTTAACAGAACTTATAATTGTAGAAAATTTTAAATACTCTCTATTAAAAATAGACATGGGATATATTCTCCAACTGTTGCTTAAGGCCTCATGGTTTTCCATAGCAGAATTTAATGTAGATGATTCTAAGTTTTGAGGTCTATAATAAAAATCTAATTCTTTCCAAATTAATTGTTCTTCTTCTGGCGAATACCAATTATCTGCAACGATAAATGGGAACATACTATTCTTATCTACACCTTTAACTTCTTGTCTCATGTTCTTTCAAAATAATTAAAATTTAAAATATATCTTTTTTCTACGTCAGAAGAGGGTAAGGCTCTGTGTAATACGTGACCTTTCATAACTAATAATTTATTTTCTTCTGCCTTTATAAATTTTATATTATTATCATCTTTCACTTCAGTTCCACCATCTGTAGTATTCAAATAATAAATTGCCGTAAAATTATTATTATCATAATCTGTATGCCACTCAGATTTTTTACCACAAAACAAAGAAGATAACAACAGGTTTGCTCTTGCTCCAATAACAGCGACAGGATTTAAAACCTTATAAATATCACTTGTTAATATCTTATTAAATGTTGAGGTAATCTCATTATCATGAAAGAGAGCATGTGAAAAATAACCACCCTCTACTTCATTGTTACTTTTGTAATACCATGGAAAATTTTCGTTTATTATCGTATCTTTAATTTTAATAAATTTATCTGTATCTAAAAAATTTTTGATTACTTTATAATTCATGATTTGTCAGGCACCCCTATAAATTCTCTATTATCAAATTTGTTTTTTTCAGATTCTTTATTTTTATTATTATAATGAAGAAAAACCTGTGCACAGTTTTCACCTTTAAAAGGTTTTCTCCAATGTTCTAATAAACAACCTTTATAAATTAACATATCACCAGGATCTAAATTTACTTGTATGCCTTCAAGATTTGTTTCACCTGAAGGTTCTAAATAAATAGGCCAAGGATCTCCACCCAAATTTAATGTGGTTGATATTTCACATGACATTCTATCTTTATGTCTGTGTAGAACATCATCTCGTTTATATATTCTACAATAAGAATACATTTCAATTAACTCTTGTTCAGTTTCTTTTTCCATTAAAGATTTTAATTTTAACAAAAGAGTTTCCATTACGGTATCACCATATATTGAATAAGTGTTTAAAACTTGTGGATCTCCCCAATGACCAAAATGTTTATTGTAAGGTGATATTAATTTATTTTGAAACATATAATTAGCTATCCTTCTTCTCAAACAAATATAATCATAAATAAAACTACTCATTTCTGTTGAGATAGCTTTTTTAATAACCGAGTAGTTGTGAGTATTAAAATGGTTCATACGGTAAAATCAAAATTAATAACATATCTGTGTTTATATTTAATAGGAGAATTTCCCGCATGATATTGATGTCCGTCAAAATATATGGCATCTCCTTGTTTAGGTGTGTTTTGAAGCACAATTTTTTTATCTATATCTTTTAAAGCGCTGTCTAAATTTTCTGCTTCATTAAAAAATTTATCAAATATAAAAGTATCTCCATCAGAGTCGTTTATATAATACACCAAAGTTTTGTAAGGTTTATTAAAACCAAATAGATCTGTGTGTGGTTTATTAAACAAAAATTTATTTCTATCTGGGTGTTGAAATGTAAGTCGTAATCTTACACGAATAATTTTTTTAACTATGACACCTGTTTGTTGAGTGAAAAAATATAAAAGAGGTCTAAACAATGCCCAATACATAGAATCTTCTTGTCCCTCTATAACTAACCCATGACTAAACCCTATGTTATCTAAAAATTTTATACCTGCGGTGGGTAAGCTGGTTTGATTATATCCAATACTTGAACTGTAGTAAAAAGGTATCTCCTCCACAGTTTGTTTTAATTCTTCTTGGTATACCTCTGGTATTAGGTTTTTAAGTATTTGTGGTTTCATTTTAAATTTAAATCCGATACGTAAGTATTATGTTTAATATCTCCTTTTAAAAAAGTATTAAAAGACAGTGACACTCTAGTTTCTGCAGACTTATTAATGTCAACACTGTGCCACACACTTGAAGGAAACAATATTAACATATTTTTTTCTACTAAAATTATTTCTCCTAAAGTATTTTGATAAGTCCATTTTTTTCTTTTCCAACTTAACGGCCATAAATTAGTCTGTGAACTTTGAATTGTAAAATTAGGCATATCTTTATTTACATTTACAAAATATACTCCAGACAGCATGCTATTTGAGTGGTGGTGCATAGCGTGTCTTTTTCCAGTTTCTAAAAAACTCACCCAAGAATTAGTAATATATAACTCATCCTCACATTGCATAATCTCGTTTTTGTATTCATCTATGCATTTTTGTATTTTATTTTTTAAATTTTTAATCTTTGGATTGTCTAATATGTAAGTATCATTAGATGAAATATTATTAAGATAATTATTATTTTTATCTCCTGTATCCACATTTAACAAAAAATTTTCTTCTTCATTATCTAGATCCTCAAGTTTAAATAAAGCTATGGGGGTAGGGAATAAATCTATTTTAATCATTTACTACCTTAATTTGTTCTATAAAAGATATTAGAATCAAACGTTCTTTATTTTTTTCTTGTATCTCTGATGAATGAAACATCTTTCCATCAAAAGCGACAAGTCTATTGTATTCACCACTAAAAGATACGGTCTTATAAAACATCGAATTATTTTTAATTTTTAATTGTTGTATTTCTTTCTTTTGTTCCTCAGAATATTTATTATAATTTTTAAAATAATCTTGTTTTCGATTTTGATCTAAAACATCTAAACTACAATTATCTTTTATATTATACAGAGAAGTGCCTGATGTATTATCTGGATTTAAATATACAATGCCAGTTATCATACAATTGTCCTGATGAACCCAACCATCATTTATATCATATTCATTTTTTTGAAAATATGTTCGTGCAAAAAATTCTATTTTAGTGTCAGGGTAAAAACAACTTAATATTTTTGTGTTAACAGATTCAAATAATTCTTTGTCTATTTCATGAACTGGTTTGGACCTGACCCCTCTAACGTATCCTACGTTTGAATAGTCAATTCTATTTGCTAGTTTTACTAATTTATTAGGGTGTTTAAAAATACCATCTCTACTTGCAATCATTTTACATTAAAAGATATAGATATCCTCTCCTTGTTATCTAAATTAGGTTTAACATAATGTTTTAACCAACTAGGAAATAAAAATAATTTATTTATACTAGGAGTAAACCACCAGGAAGAACTATATTTATTATATTCTTGCCAATCACAATTATCCCAATCATGCACCATGACGTCTTTTGCAGGGTGAATAAATACTAGATTACCGCTGTTATTACTTACTTGACTATAATAAACGCCTGAAAGTATTGAACCTGGATGGGTATGTTCTATATTATAATCTTTATAATTATTAATATTTATCCACATATTTTCTATAGATAAAGTTTTTTTAATTTTAAGGTCTTTATTAAAAATATTCACATGCTCCATAATTTTATCAACAATATTAATTTCATCCTTAACGTTAGAAGATTGCCAACCATTAACATTACTTTTTACCACACCTTTTGATTTATCTTTTACATTCATACAATATGAGGATATCATTTTTGCATCCAAATCTAATTCAGATTCATATACGGGACAGGAAAATAGATTATTAATCATCTCCAAGGGGGTCCTAGATTCCAAAGAACTAGTGAGTTTCTCTCTCCGCTTCGTATAGCTCTTACCTGATGGGTGACAAAAGATGGAAATACCAAAACAGATCCTTTTGGTTTAACCTGATCTAAAGTAATAATATTCCTACCATCACGGTTATTTCTAAGATCTAATTCAAAATCACCACCAGTATATTCACTAGGATCTGTAAGGTTTACAGTTGCAGATAATTTTCTAATTTTACCCTTATAATTAGGGTGAGAATTTTCTCCAAAAGGTTTTGGCATATCATCAGAGTGCCAAGTATAAAATTGACCAGGTTTATATTTTGTAAATTGAATAGACTCTGTCCAATCCCACTCAAAATTCCAACCTGCGTTTTTGTTGGCAGTTCTAACAAAAGGTATTATTAAATCAAAAAGCCATTGATCATCTAAAAAACAAACGTCTGATTTTCTTATATTATTATCATCAACTAATTTATCTTCATGCCCAACCAAACCTTTTTCTAATACTTTTGAATTTCCAAATTTTACAATATCATTACAAATATTTTCAGGAATTGCTTTCTCAAAGCACCAATAGTATTCATCTAAACCAATCATTCTTTATGATTAGTAATATAAATGATGTATTAAAAATGTAAAGTTAAATTAAGACCACTGTCCAGCTTTGACGTAATCGTAAACAGCGTTCATATCCCAAACACCTGAGCCATAGAAACTAAATGGTTGTTGTGGTGAAACCACACGAACAATTCCCGCTCCGCCAGCTCCTCCCGGAGTACCACTAGAATGACCTTGTCCTCCATTCCCTGTTTCAGCAGTTCCGGCTCCGCCTGATGCACCGCCTGATCCTCCCACAGCTTTTGTCTCTCCTGGGAATAATGTAGGACTAACTCCTGCTCCATTAGATTGAGATGATGCCGCTCCTCCGGCCCCGCCTCCTCCGCCTCGTCCGTTTGGCGTCGCGTCTCCTGGATTACCTTGTGGTGGACTAAATGGAGGTACGTTTCCTTGACCTTGTGACCCTGCTCCTGGGCCTCCCGGACCACCTGATCCTCCGCCCCCTGATCCTCCCGGACCTCCAGAATCGGTTGCATTTCTTCCTGCTTTTCCACCACCTGTTGCAGTGTACATTGTTGAACCTTCACTGCCACCAGGATTAAAAATTGAATCACTACCTTTAGTATTACCACTAGTAAAACCACCTTGGCCACCGCCTCCGACTGTTATAGCGACTGGTCCTGTAACAGGGACACCAGTTATTTGACGAATTCCGCCTGCGCCCCCTCCGCCACCTGACTGGCCCATTCCACCGCCGCCGCCAGCTATAACACAAATATCAACACTAGAGACTGCTGATTCACTTGGATTCCAAGTTCCGTCACTTGTAAAAGTTTGTGTATTTAAAGTAGTTTGACCGCTATTTAGTACTGATGGTCCTATAACTCCGCCGTTCGATCTATTAGCCATAATTAATCTCCTGTGTAATCCATATCTATAAATTGTGCAAATGTAAAGCCGCTATCTGACCACGTGCCAGTATCTGGATTCCATGCATACAATGTTACTTGATCATCGCTTGGTCTTGGTTGACCTTCTGCAGCTCCACCATCTTCTCTTTGACCAACATGTCTTTGTTTGTGCTCATCCCAAGATAAAGCAGTTTCTTTTCCATCAATCTTATAAGTATCTGGGTGACTTTCATTAGGCCATGGTATAGGTGCTTTCCATTCACATGTATCTTCATCAAGAGTCCAAGAATCATGTGTTATTGCAAAATTACATTTCATTGGTCTTGGTGGTATGAAAGCATCTCTTGTTGCATCATAGGTGTGACCTATTCCTGCATAATTTTTTCTAAAAGGCGTACCACCTAATTTATGAACATTAAATGTAGTGTTGTAAGAAGTTTTTTTCCAATAGCTTGGAGAAATATCACCATGAACCGATGTTAAAAAAGCTATCCCGTTTTCTTCAGATCCATTTTCATCAGCATCAGCCACAGCGTGTACATTAGTAACGATGTTATTTGAATCGATTTTAGCATAGTGTGCCATAAACCGTCTACCTCCTATTAACTTAACTCTTCGTAATTGATAGTGATAGTAGCGTCTGAGTTAGCACTTGCGCCAGCTTCTATATTATCACCCTCTTCAAGATATAGTGCAGAATTTTTATCAATCACAATCAGAGTTGCATCTGCAGGTGTAGAAACTGTGCTAGCGATTGCTATAGGTGATCCACCTGACTTTGTTATAAAAACTGAAATATCAACAGAACTTGATCCATCAATGTTTGCTACAATTATATTATTAATTTTAAAAACTTTACCAGAAGAGGATGCGTTCGCAAGAACTTCTGTTGTTAAAGTTGTAGTCAACGCTGCTTGAACAGATTTAGCTGTGATCGTTGCTACGTTTACTAGATTTGGTGCTGCCATAATTTATTCTCCTGTGCTCCTTTTAACCGAAAACTAATGCCATTGCAATAGCTTTTCCTGTTGTTGCTAATCCGCTACCATTTGCTTGAACTTGTCCAGTCCCTTTTGGCACCAAATTAATGTTTATATTACTATCATCTCCAGACGCTGTAAATGCTGGTGCATTTCCTGTAGCTGCGTTAGCGTATGTGAGTTCATTAACTGCTGAACTTGTCGCTGTTAATTTGAATAATTCTGCTCCATTAGTATCTAAAATAGATGTTCCTACTTTAGGGGAAGTCAGTGTTTTATTTGTTAATGTTTCTGTGCCTGTAAGTGTTACATCACCTGCACCAAAAGCTAAAGTTACGATATCAGGGTTTGTTCCATCATTAGCTGATGCAAAAATTAATTGATCACCTTTATCAGTAGCAGAGAAAGTAAAACTATCTCCTGATCCAGAGGCATATTTAAACTGAACTGTATGCGCTCCAGAAGTTGAATTTCTTAAAAAATAAAAAGTTTGAACATCTATTGGTATTGTTACAATCTGATTACCCGTGATCGTACCTGTAAATTCTATCATTCTGTGAGAAAGCACAGCACCTGTTGATCCATCAGAAACAGACAGTGTAGTTGTTTGTGTCCCACCAGCTATTGATTGTTGTGTAAATCCACCAGATATCTGTTCTATAATTTCTAAATTAGTATTAGTCTTCGTCCCCCATGTACCGGCGTTTTCACCAGTTGCTTGAAGTTCTACCCCTAAAGGTGTAAATGTTGATGCCATAATTTTTATCTCCTATTACGCTGCTACGTCTGTATAACTTGTATTAGAACCAGTGTCAATAGCTTCATATGCTTGAATTCCAAAGCCAGTAGAAGTGCCAAAACCTGCTACAGAAGAAGTTATGTTTTGACCTGTTAATCCCATAACATCTGCTGGTGTTATTGATCCTACATTAAATGTTGCTGAGACACCTGTTAATCCCATTACATCTGCTGGAGTTATTGACCCAACACTAGATGTTACAGAAATTCCCGTTACGTCTATAATTGGATTACTATTCGTGCTTAAAGTTCCAAGTGATGTTGTTGCAGAAACTCCGGTTAATCCCATCACATCCGCAGGTGATATAGAACCAACACTAGGTGTTATTGCTGAACTTGTTAATCCTATAATTTGATCATCGAGATTAATTGATCCAACGCTTGATGTTGTTACAACTCCTGAAACAGAAAAAGATACATCACCAATTATCGTAGGTGAGCCAACACTTCCGGTTGCGGTCTGACCGGTTAATCCCATTACATCTGCAGGATTTACGGTAAACATACCCCAACTGTTTTCACCATAGGATGCATTACTCCAACCATTAGCTCCTAGGTTTGATGTCATTGCATCAGGAGCAGTTAATTCAACTAACATGCCTGATTCACCCCAGGTTTCATTACCCCAAGTGTCTTGTCCCCATCCTTTATTTATTTCTGCTGAAACTGTTACTGAACCTATTGAAGATGTGATTGATAGACCTGTTACCTCTACAAGTTCATCATTTAATTCACCCCATACACCTGATGTACTCCAAGATTTTGCACCCCAACCAGTTGATAAGGCATTTTGTGTGCCCCAACGGCCTTCGTTCCAGGTTGTGCCTGATTGATTCCAAGTATTTGGCATAAGGAGGACCTCCTTATGCTAATCTTATGATTGCGTTAGATGCGTCAGCTGTTGGAAATTGTATTGTAAAAGTTCCGCTTGTTACAGTTTTATCACCACCAAAAGCTATTACTGCAACAGCTTTATCTGACTGTGTGTCGTTATAAATTAAAGCACCATTGGCAGTAAAAGTTGCAGAGGTAAAACTAACGTCTGCAAAATCACAAACTGCAGTATCTGAATCTAAAACTGGAGTTACACTAGTTAAAGCTGCGCCACCCGCAGTATATGCGGATCCAGATGTATTTGAAATTTCGTTTGTTGTTGAATAAGCTGTTGTTGATTTATTTAAAGTTGCTGAACTAGTATACAAAGCTATTTTAAAATCATTTCCTGATGAAGCTGTAAAATTGTGTGTTCCAACTAAAAGTTCTTGTTTAAAACTATTACAAATTGCCGATGTTATTGCCATAAAATTTTCTCCTATTACGGTGAAGTAGAGTCGATTTTAAATCTGACAGTTCCGTCAGTATAGTCATCTCGTCTTCTTCTTCCAGTTTGTTCAATAGCGAACTTCTGTACCTCTTGTTTATACTTATTTTCATATAGTGTCAACATATCTATTGGACCTTTTAGAAAGCCATAAACCTCCGATAGACAACAATATAATAGCCCATTAGGAAAGTTAAGACTAATATAATTTGTGTCATCATTTTCTAATAATGCAGGCATTGCATTAAAGTGAACTCTAAATTTATATGTTGTATCTGGCACTGGAGCAAACATCATTCTTCCAGATGTGGTGTCAGACTCTCCTGTAGCACCTCCAAACATGGCGTAGTATTTTGGTTGCCCTCTTTTAGCTGATTCTGTTGAGGATATGTACTCTTGTAAATAAGTTACATCTTTTTTTTCTAACCAAACATTAGGTCCAGTGATTGCAGATGTTGAATCATAAACCTGTATACCTCTGATAAATACACAACCTGCTGGAGCATTTATTGTTTCCTGACCTGTGATTAAATTCCCTGATTGTTGTTTTCTATCCGCATCGATAGGCACATCTCTAAATATTCTATATTGTGCGTTTAAAATTATATTCTCTAAAACAGCGTCTGTTAGAACATTCGAATCAGTCTCAGTATAACTTCTAATCTGTGTTTTTAATCCTGATGCACTTAATCCAGCCATTATTTAATTATCTCCTGACAAGCCGGACAGGTTTTTCTAAATCTCAAATGACTCCCACAGTGTTCAGCTTTCACAGCCTCCTCATTCTCATATACTGGGGTGTCTGGTTCCGGAACATGTAGATATAATTCTTCATGCTCGTCCATCTCTTGTCTTTTAGGTTTAAATATATTTTTAATCCAATTCCAAATATTTTTAATCATGCTGTTACCGTTACAGGTCCTGCTGATGCAGAACCGCCTCCTCCTACTTCAGTTATACTAGATGTTGTTGCAGTTGCAAAGGTATATTTATCATCATTTACTTTAGTAATTAAGTATCCTTCAGCTAAATTTATTGTGCTACCGGCAACTCCTCCAACGTTTTGTGCATCTCTAAATCTAACTCTATCGTTTGTTGATCTACCATGATCAGGCTCTTCAACAGTTATTGTGGTAGATCCATTTGTTGTTGTAAATGGATCTAAAGGTAAAATGTTAGGAACAGCTGTTTCTATTCTATCTGGTCTAACATTTCTTAAAGATATTGCATCAGCAGCTGAAGGTCTTGGCTCTAACTGTGGTTGTTTTGGTTCAAATTCAGATACGTGAACAAAAGATCCATTCCATTCTCTAACCATTTCACGATACGGAAATTCTAAACCAGATCTATCTGATATTGCTTTTGCGTGTTT